ATGTTTACACGTCCTTTAACTTCAACTCCTTCTTCCTGATCGTACTTTACGTAGGCACTTTTATCTTTTGCACCGACATAAGTATCACCATAGGTAATGCTTTTAAAACGACCGTTTGTGTTATCGTAATAATCCATCTTGACTTCTTTATCTACAAGACTAAAGAAGTCAATGCCCTGGTAATACTTAATAGAAGGCGAATCGTCACCAAAGGCAGATATAATAATAGCAGACTGACGTGTTTTATCTGTGCGATGCCCAAGACCTACCAGTTCATCGCCAGCTTGCGGGATGGTAGATCCGGTGTCGCAATCGGTTTTAGACAAATCGACGTAATCTTCACCAACCGCTGTCACCAGTCGCCAGTAGTAAGCCTGTCCGGTAAGATTAAATGTTTGCCGACGTGCCTGCGTGCCTACGGTAAACTGATTTTTTAGTGTCCTGTCTCCGTCGGTTCGTTCAAAATAACAGCGGTATGCAGTGCTGGTTTCTTCAACTTTTGAAACTGTCATTCCCGAAGGTGAAACAACAAGCATACCACCTACAGCCTTTGCTTCCTGAATGATCAGTTCAATAAATAAAGCTACCTTGCGGATAGTCAGATAGTCAAATTCGGCATGACTGTTTCCATTTTCATCTATTGTAACAGCACCTCCTGTACCCAATGTACCGCTGACATATCTACCAAATTCTGCACCTCCCAGTAACTTTAAAAGGAAATTGGTACTATCTTCTTTATCTTTCCTGATAAAGTTATCCAGATCAAATCCAATTTCAGTTAAAGCTGTAATAAGCTCAAGAAAGTTAATTTTAATCTTCTCAAAATTACGCTCCCATTTCAATCGGACATCACGGCCAAAATCATTAGCACCGTTCCAGGGCACTATATTTTCAAAATCCGTATTTAACTCCGGTGTTTTATTTTGTGTCGGTGTATTATCTGTCATGTCAATTCTAATTGTTGTCCGTTAAATTCCAGCAACAATGGTTGCCAGCACATTTTTTCCTCATAGGTATCCATATCTCTGAACCGAAGCATATAATCAGAGAATCTGTTACGTTCCTTCCGATTAGAAGGGAGCAGCTGTGCATGCAGTACCGTTACCGGACCATGCGATTTATCCTTATCATAGGAATACGACATAAAGCTGAAGGAGAAAGTCTTGCCAGCCCTGGTCAGCTCATGCATCTCTTTAATTGCCTCATATATTTTCATAACGCAAAAATAGTTTCATCAGAAAGCTGAAAAAAGGACATAAAAAAACTGCCTACCTTCACAGGCAAGCAGTGTATGAAGAAAAAAGAAAAACTAACTAGAAAACCTTCTGTAAGAATAATATATCAAGAACACCAGTAAAGCAAACGATATTATAAGTGAATAATTAGAGAAACTGAATAGCGGTTCCTTATCAACCGATTTCATCTCATTCTCTTCGGTTATATTACTACTAGAATGATCATCAATCGTCGTATTGTTATTAAAATTAACCGAGGAACTGTCACGCTGATAAGTCTTATTGTGCGAGATTTCGGTTTCTTTTTCAAGCACCGGGATCGTATTACCTGAAGAATCAATCACAACTGTATAGTCGCGTATAATGATACGTTTATCGTCTATCCAAGATTGAGCCAATTCAGATAACGACACATGATCGTCAATTTGCATATTTTTATGGCTTTCATCAGTTCGAGATGTTGTCTGATTTGACTTATCCAGTCGTACCGACCGGCACGACTGGAGTGTCAAACCTAACAGAACAACCAATAAAAACCCAATACACAACAAAAGAAGAATATCACTTGAATCTAATTTTTTCATTTTCCCCTTAATAAGACAGATTTAGCTCTTTCCAAATGCTCAGTACGATCTTCGAGTCCATTGAATCCGCCGTTAATTTTTTTGGTAATTTTCAGCAGCTGATCCTGATCGGCCAGTTCATTCAACTTATTACGGTTCCAGAACCATCCGGCTACAAGTGCCGCTAAGTCTGGTTGCTCGACTCGTTCCGGATGCTCCAGCAAATTATATTCCTTTTTTGTAAAATCATTAAATGCTGAATAATTAATCCTACCAGTCAGCTGTATAAGTCCACGCCCTTTAAATTTAGGTCCGTCACCAGGCATAAGGTTACCCAGATCCTTACGTCCTTCATAGGCTTTTCCGGAAGCGATTTCGCGGACATAGCGAAGAGATCCACTTTCATGTGCGATTTGTGCCAGAAAATGAGCCTGACGCATTGGCGTATCAATTTCAAAGGTCGCCATCGTATCGTTCAAGTGCGGCAAGAACTTGTCTATGTTCTCATCCGTAGCGAACGGCATAATTTTTTTAAGCGTTGTTTTGTCCATTATTAAATGTTTTTTTCAGTTTGTACCGATATGTATAATCAATGCCGAACAGGCTTCCGGCAAAAGTGCTTACCTCGCCATAAGCAATCAGCACCGAGCTGTGTATCTCGCCTACTGGAGGAGTCCATAATCCCATTATCAGCATTGCCATGCCACTAACCGTTAGGAAAGCAGCCATGGCAAGCTGTATTGTTAACTTTTTGTTTTGCATATATTATTTTGTGTTTGTGTGACAAAAGTACCCGTAATGCACTATAAAAAAAAGGACATTACCGGCTAGCATTTTTCTCGAGCATTTCCAGCCTCTTAATACCATCACGTATTGTCCGGACACTCACTGTCATTTCCTTCGTAGCAATATTACTAAGATGCTTATTCGAGATACGCAATTCAGAAAGTATCAGCTGTATGAGTACCTTAATGTCATAAGAGGATGCTCCGGAGATACTTTCAACCTGGGTAGCGCTGTCAGTGGTATATCCACCATTGTACTTACCATTTCTCATACGCACCTGTTGTAAGATCTGAGTAGTATTAATCATACCGATAGTACCATTTTTCTGAGCGATATCAAAGACATCAAGGAACTGCTTAACATGAGGATTGGCCACACCTTCATGATTGGTAACAAATTCATTCTTATGTACCGGGATAACACCGGCTACATCCCGAGAATCTCCTTTAGCCGTGTAACCCTGAACGTAATCATCAGAATATCCGCCGGAATATAATCCCTTAGCCTGTTCTCTTTGTTGCTGAGCAACGACTAATTGAGCAGCACCTTGAATAGCTGCTGCTGCACCTAGAACCGGGCCTATAAATGGACCAGCCTTCCAAGCAACCATAATAGCCGCAGCTGTATTAGCCAAGATATCTAATACATTTAATGCAAATTGTTTATCAGCATATTTCTTTTTAATTTCCCATACTGCTTCTTCCTTTTGCTCTTCCAGTTCAGTAGTATCTTTACCAGCTTTCTGAGCAGCTTTGATCTGAGCATCATACCGACTTTCAACCCTAGATATCTCATAGTCTTGCATCGCAGACATATGTTGTGATACTGAGCCAGCCAACTTATTAAATGTATCTAATGCAGCCACTCTGATCTGAGCACGTTCTTCTTCCTTTTGCTTCGTGATTTCAGTCAGGCGGTCCTGATACTCCATTTCAGAGATAATACCAGCATCATGAAAGGCTTCCAGCAAAGCCAGTTGCCCATCCAGACTCTGTTTGTACTTGTCAATAAAATAATTATCTTCTTCCGGAGCTTCTTCTTCAATAATATTTAAAGAAGCATCTTCCTGTTTGGTCGGAGTCTGATTTGCCAGTTTATTAGCATATTGACGATTAGCTTCCACTGTCATTGCAGACAGAATCTGCTGATCGATTAGGGATGCATCTCTCTTGGCTTCTGCATACAATTCCCTTTTTTTAGCCAGAAACTTAACTTCTAAAGCATACAGTTGTTCCTGGTACTTCTCTTCTTCAATCAGTCCCAGAGCATGCTGTGTGCGCAAGTCCTTTAATTGCGTTTCATATTCCTTTTTCGCCTTATCAACTTTATCGTCAGTATCACCAAGAGCCGGAGTCGTAAAAATATTTTTTTTCTCAGGTATCTTATTGATAATTTCTATCAACTGATTTTTCTGCTTCAGCAAATTATCTAATTCAGCTGCTTTTTCGGCTGTATTATTGTCTAGGACTCGCAATAAAGCTAATTTTTGTGCCTGATCAATATCTGTTCTATCTTCAATGATTTTTTTCTGTTCAGCATAATACTTGCGATAAGCAATCGTTTCAGCAGTAAGTTTGTCTTCAATAGCCTGGACTTCAGCCTGTGCATCAGCTTTCAGCTGGGTAAGCTGCCTTTGATTCAGCGAATCTAAATTTTTAGCTCTATCTTGTACAGACTGTAAGGCAGCCATATCTTCAGCATTTTTGTTCAGAGCCTCATTGAGATTTTTCTGTGACTCCGTAGCCTTATCTGTTTCATCACGGAAAAAGGCGAAGTAAGTAGCAGCTGCTGTTGCTCCAGAAATAACCAGTCCCCATGGACTGGCTTTAGTCGCCTTGCTAAACAAGTTGGTTGCCCATGTAGCAGCCTTGGTTGCAACTTCATACGCTTTCGTTGCCAATGTAGCTGATTTAACGACAATAATGTAGGCACTAACAGCTGCTGTAGCAGTAACAATAACTCTCTTGTTTTCAATCAAAATAGAAACGACAGCACTCAATCCTTTAACAGTGAGTGATCCTGTTGTTACCATGTACTTCATGACTGGGAGCAACTGTTCTCCAAGTTCTACACGGATATCAGAAAAACTCTTTTTTGCCTTGTCAAGTTCGGCCTGCACTGTAGAGTTCTGGACGGAAAATTCGTTATAAATAGAAGTACCTTCTACGAAAGCCTGGTTAGCTCCCTGCTGTTCCTTCCGAACTTTGTCGACATTACCGGCTAATGCAGAGATAACACTTGCAGCTTCAGCTCCGGAAAGACTCATCTGGTCGAGTACAGGAGCCAATTTATCCATACCGCCCAAACGGTTCAGCGCCTCGAGGAAGGTAAGTACAGCCTCATTAGCATCCTTACTCATCAGTTCTGTAAATTCTTCGACTTGCAAACCAGCCAATTTCGCATATTTAGCCGGCTCCTGATAAAGTTTTAGGATCAAACCGGAAAGGGCTGTAGAAGCCATTTCTGAGCGCAACATATTCTGATCGAGTGCTGATGCGAATCCCATGATATCCGTAATCGCCAAGTTAGCCTGTTTGCCGACACCACCCATACGTGCAGTGAATTCAACCAGATAAGGTTCAGCAGCTGATGAATTTTGAGCAACTGAGTTAACAGCCGAGCCTACAGCCAACATGTTTTCTTTCAGCGACCGGTCGCCGTCGCCAAACATATCAGCTAACTTGCCGATCTGAGTGATAGCGTCCTTACCTAAATCCTCACCCAACGCGACATTGATCATATCGGCTGCTTCGACGAACTCCAGCACACTATCCTTTGTAGTAATGCCCAATTTTCCGGCATCACCAGCCAATTCATTCAGGCGTGTACGTGCTGTACGGGTATCCATCCGTTTGAATTCCTCGTTAAGCTCTTCTACTTCCTGCTTAGCCAATCCTGTGTACTTGACGACTTGCGACTGAGCTTCTTCCATTTCAGCGTATTCATTCACACAGCTACGCATGGTGAGTGTAACGCCTGTCAGACCTGCAATGATACTGGCAGCAATCGTTCCATATCGATTAAAGCCATCAGCCAGTTTAGCCAAGCTGAAGCGCGTTTCGTTAGCCGTTCCTCTCAGCTCCTTGATCCGGTTATTAACTTCCTTCAGCTGCTCGGAATATTGTTTGTAAAGTTCCGTGTTCGGATTCAACTGCCTAAGTATTGCGTTCAGATCCTTCTGGCGTTTACCCAGGTCGCGCAAAGAGAGATTGGTTAGTCCAATCTCATCATAAAGATTATCATACTCCTGCTGCAATTTCTTCAGGACTTCAACCTGTTTCGCATACTCAGCCGAATTTTCTCCGAATTGCTTTTTCACATTCTTCAGCTCGCGGTTAGCCGAACGCATCTTATCCTCGAGCTCAATCATCTTCTGCCGTGCCTGATCCTGCTGGATAACAATTTCCAGCTGCACTCTATCAATTTTCAGACTCATATTTGTATTTGTGTTGTTAAAGATTAATTATCCAGCCATCTCCCATCATCTAGCCATACACCGCCATCCCTCCACCTGCCATCGGCCAGAATCCATCTTTGTTCGACTTCGGTATCAGGTATCACGGCTGGATAGAAGATACCAGTCCATGGACCTGAACGTCCGTTCGGACCTATCGTATATTCAATTTCCTTTGCCAGAAAACGGCGGTTAAAAAATTCAAAGACTGAACTTGCCGGATATACATTTTCATCATAGCAGGTAATTTTAACCGGATTTTCCCGGTCTATCTTGTAGGAGTTGCTATAGAAATAGCTTTCCATATCAGCCAGATTAAATGTAGGTCCTCCGGCGGGCAAGTCAATCGGCCAACTCTTTGAAGGTAAGAACTTGTCTGTAAATGCTAAAGGATAAGAATTCGGCTCGAGATAACCAATCTGCACAGGATTCAATCCGGTATAAAAAGCCAGGTATATATTAGACTTACTTTCGTCATTGTCCTGAAGATTAGCTACCATATCATGAATGGAACCTAATTCAACTTCTTCACTGGGATTATCAGATGCAGAAGCTGTAGGGATATAATAATCGGAATAATAAGATTCTTCCGGATCAACATTCTTCAGGTAAAATTGCCTCTGAACAAGTTCTGCCGGAATAAGCTCAATCTCAAATTCCGACTTAGACTCCTCACGCACCAATGCAGCAAATTCATCAACCATTTCAATGACCGTCCAAATTCCAGATCCAGAGAGATAGATAACCTTCCGGTTTACTTCCTGATAATTAAAGATAGTATCTGTAACATAATTCTCTTCGTGCAAGAAAAACTCAGAAAGATTCCCTTCAACAACTTTACTTTTAGCCTTTTCCTTAACAATGTCCGGCAAGCAACGTAACTTATAATAATCAGTTTCCGGCAACTTGTATCGAACAGTAGAGTTAATGGCATCACCTTCTTCTTCATCCTCACTCTCTACTGTGTAACTGTCTACGACATTCTGCAAGTGTACATGATGCACCTTAGCCAAATAAGATACATTGAGTAAAAATGATACTTTCCTGGTTTTAAAATCGATCAGGAATGTACCATTAAATAATTTCTCTACATTTTCGAGAAACTCCTTAGCCGTCCATCCTGGCAACATCTCGTTCCATTTATAAGTATTAATAACATGTACCAGGTACATGGATTTCCACGGTGTATCTTCTATCGCATTATACTCGAGCTCATAACCTAATGCCTTCAGCAGTTCACGCATATACGCACACAGATAAGGTTGCGGGATATAATCATAAGGCTGTATATCATCTTTGGGAGTTATATGACCGGCAAATGGACGTCCTTCCTGAGGTTCTATGTTAAAAATCCAGATATTTTTATCCGTCTGATTAAAGCTATCATAAGTCATCATCAGATTATAGTCAACTTCCGGATAAGATTTACTCACATAATCCGTCGAAACCGAACCATTAACAACAGGATCAGTCACGGGCATATCCAATGTCGATATCAGTTCATCGGACCCGACAAAGTAATTCAATTCGGAGTTTCCGGAAACCAACTGGATGTTGACAGTTGTATCTGTCCAGCCAGTAATGATTTCCGTCCCGTTAAGATATACGCGATTATCAGCTACCAGAACAGCTTTCCGTTTCGTTTCGGGGCGTTCGGTTGTATTCAGACGGTTAAGGAATCCATATAATCTGGCATTAACAGGATCTTGAAGAGATAACTCAATGTCATAAGTATATTCACCGTTTTTAGTGAAAAAAGCGTTTTCCTGCTTTACGGATATAGAGAATCCGGAAGGCAGGACAACAGCAACACCATTAATGTACAGATTAGTCATAATTCTTAAATTTAAGTCCCATTGAAAGTCCGTTTACCCCACCGAATATCTGATATTCCCATTCAATCTTATAAGACTCTTCAGGTATTATATCAACACATTCGTCATGAGATTGCCGGATAGCATCACGCAATGTCAGCATAATATTCTGTAGGTTGCCATACAGTAATATCTCTTCGTTATCGTTAAGTTGACCAGGAGCGACTCGCTGACAAACGAAGAGGAAAACCTGCTGTGAATCGCTTGCATTATCATACTCACCTATTGCCTGAGCATCAGGATAGCTCACACATAATGATATACCCGATTTGCTCTGAATTTTTTTCACCATATGCGATTCATTCACAGCAAGTATTATATTGTCAATCTTGTGTTCCAATTCTTGATTAGTAGTGTACACCAGTTCACTGATATACTCACGGAAGCTCTTAATATCTATCATAGTATTCTATTATTATCAGGATCGGCGAAACAGAAAGAGAATTCAACGGCCTTGAGAATATTCTTCCGGAAATCACGTTCATAGCTCTGGTTGGTTATGATAATATCATACCAGGAGCCATCTATTAAAATCTGTGCCTGCTGCGCACCCAAGAAGTCACGCCACAACCTGTAATCAGACTGTCGGAATATCACTCCGGAATTGACTGTGAACTCATCAGAAGGATTCACGACAAATTTACGTTCTACTCCCCACATGAATCCAGTTTCGCTTTCATCAGCCCCCTTCAGAACCATCGAACCGACAGCACACACAATTTCCGGAACATCGAACATGTTCAGGAAACGGAAGATGAAACGTTCAGCATAGGCTGTACGGTCTACATGAAACATCAAGTCTTCTACCGTATAATGATTAAAATCTGTATCAGGAAAAAGTTTTTTAATCCGGTCGTAAGAAACATCAAGAGAGCATACCATATTTTCTCCGACATGCGTGTACAAGGTTTCAGCAGTAACCAAACCAGACATATCAGTAACCTTTACATTAACTGCTTGTCCGGAAGAGAGGAAGAAACTGGCATATTCAGGCACGCCCGGGCGAGTAACCTTCTCGCTGATGACAGATAATACTCCCGGAGATTCAGCCTTTTTTTTCGTTGTAAACCGAGAAAACAGCACATAGGTGTCCGCATCCTTCTCTCCGTTAATCAAAAAACTAAATGTACCTGACAGGTGTTGCTGATAGGTGGTATTACCTTCAGGCCATATACCCCACAAGGCTTTTGCACAGAAACGCCCTAATTTACGTATGCGTACCTGATAGGCAGCGTCCGGAACATATTCTTCAGACAAGATTTTACTTCCGGAAAACTGTACTTCAAAAGTAATGGTAGAGTCTGTATCAATGATGTATTCGGGCATATCGGCAGCCAGCTCGACAGTGCCCGGTCTTTGCATAACATTCATGTGCGAAAGAATTTATTTGTTTTTGAATTGTTCGGCAACAATTGAACTTCATCCTCTGAGGAACCGTCACGTAACTGTTTCATCCGTTCCAGCCAATCAGCAGCATCAGCCTCGAGAATAGCAGACATTCGTTGTGCATCCTCTAATGATGCCGGTTGAGAGTCTGCCATACCATTTGCCGAATTAAATCCCCTGATAACTGCATAAGGTATAAGCTGGAGGGGCAACCTGCGAAGAGCAACCGACATGGTATACAAGGCCAAAGCTTTAGAAGCTGCATACCGAACATCAGATGTTTCGGACTGAAGCAAATCCGGGAAACTGTTACCGTATGCAGGAGCTACTGTAGCAATCTGAATTTCTCTTAAAAACGGGAGTAACAGAATATACATTCGCTCTGACTGAGCAATCGGGAAGTATGAATCGAATTCACGTCCTGACCGGATCAAAAGGCTTGCTGCACTCCGACAAGCATCCGTATTCAGCCAGTCCTTATCCGCTGACTCGTTAAGCCAGCGTATTAATCTCTCAACAGCGCTGTAATACGCCTGTAAGTGTACAGCATCATCACGATCAAGCTGCCATTCCCAAGGTATTTTGTCGGTTCCGTCTGAAGCTACCTTAATCTTTCGGCCGCTATCTTCGTGGCTGACATCGCTACGTTGAAAAAAATGAAGTGTAGCCAACAGCGCAATAGGGCGCTGTACCAACTGTACAAGACGGTCATCATTTTTCCCCTCCTTATAACTTATTTCAGCCTTGTCGTAAACAGCACGACCAATCACCTGAATCAGTTCATCGGTAGCATCGATAATATCCATTTCGACTACCGAAAAATCATTTCCGACATAATAGTTACCGGTCATGTGGCGCAATTCAGCTGCGCCCTGGTTGTTAAGATTGAATATCATGTTTCTTTGTTGCTTGAATAAGGCTATCAGCCTTCTGTTTATCATCCAATAATTTTAATAGAACTCGTAGGAGCTGTGTATTATCCACTTCTTCAATGCTACCAAAGACTCCTGATTCGGCCATAGAGAATAGTATCGAGTTCATACCAAGTGACTGTTCAGGCGTGTTCCCGTTATTGGTAGCGGAAAAAACAGGCTCAAAACAGACTTCGCAACCATCAAGAATGAATGTACCATGGAATAAAAATGAACAGAACGAAGCGAACCAACAATATACCCCCCACTTCAGGTAATCCGGCATACCCGCAATATCTTTCGTCATTTTTGCTAAATCAGACGAAACAAAAGGAACACGTTTTCCTCCTTTTTTTCGTCTGTACAAAATAGCACATAGTGAATACAAGTAGGCTACGTCTTGTGTTCGAGTATATTCGTTCATCATAATTACGGCATAGCGGAATTCGCCAAAAGTCAGATCCGCTCCGTGTGAAGCCGGGCCCCAAAAATCAGACCATGAAGGAATCAGGTTCATCGTTGAGTCAAAGGTCAGGGCAATAGACTTATTCTCATCGTCAACCTTCCATTGCCAATCCAAGGTTTCAGACAGATTATTAACCAACAGGTAATAATCTTTTTTCTTTGACTTTAAGCCACGATGTCTTAGCACATATCTACACCATAACCTCTTGACATCTGTCAGAGATATAGCTTTTGGTGAAAGGATCAGCAGCATACGCAATTTTAGCAGGTAGGCAAATTCGGCAGGCTGAACCTCTTCCCAACAATCCGGAAATTCTAAGTTTTTCTTCATATTATACCTGATTTGTGGCTCTATCAGAAGCCGTTACATTATCTTCCTTATTAATCACTTTTCGATAGATTCCCAGAAATAAATCCTGCTTGTCCGGGAAGTTGATATGAATCGCATCGTTAATGGCTTCCAGACAAACATCTTCAGGAATCTGTGTATCGGCTCCGTAAAAGAGTTTCAGCGCATACAGCATCTGAGATCCTGAATCACCCTTTCCGTCGATTATGATGTTAGCCAGTGAAGGGTTAAGACCTAATCCACTGGTTGTACTCGAGTCGGCAATACGTGAAATCTTGGTAAGCGCATCGATGTACTTATCAATATTCATCTCAATAGGCTCAATCGTGAACTGGTGTGTCTTGCCATCGACTGGATCAACATAGTCTGTAGTCATAAAAAACTTGCCGACATTGTTCTTACCTGCCATGACATCAGCCAGTTCACGTGCCAACTGATCTTTTACCAATTCCATGTGCTGATATATCTGTTCATCTGTAGCATCGAGATGCTTAGCCTTGTACCGCTCTGACTTCTTCGTCCAATACTCATCGGGTACATGTACGACATAGGCAGCCGCAATCATATTTCTATTCAGATATTCGATAATCTCCGGTAAAGAGTTAGCATCCTGCATCCAGGGCATAGAGCCAAAAAAAGAGGATATCGCGTACATATTTCGTCCGAACGAGCGTAAACAGTGATACTTCACTGCAATCTCCTGTTTTGTCGGCTGATGTCTGTCAAAAACCGGATATCGTATATACTTCTGGCTACCATAGAAATCAAAATCACCATTCAGGATATGTGTAACAGCATTGAGATAACGTTCATCGTTATCTGGCCAGCACAAGCGACAATCTTTCGAAGGCAAACATTCAAGGCTGTGAATCCACGGTCGTCCCACCCTGACGGATCTTGCGGAAACATACTTGACAAAAACTCCGTTCAGGTGGTTATATTCGGTAAATGATTCACGGATAAACCGACGATAGTCCCAGCTATCCAGCCACGCCTGTACTTCCGGATCTGTAGTCCATTCCTGTACACGTTCGTTGTTCTCGATACCTATACGGTACAACATAGGTCCCTGACCGTATAACAATCCGGTTTTACGGGCAAGAATACCCGGTGCAAGATTGTTTTTCTCGAGCAGGTTACGAATAGAAGAAGGAAGATTGTTATCTGCCCCCCAAGGCACTATGCGAACTCCAGCAACAGTTGTCGGGCTGCAATCCCAGTCAGCTACTGCTGATCCAAACAGGTGTGTCAGAGAGTCACGGAAAGAGTCCATACGGATAGCATAAGTGCCAACCGCTGTTTCAACGAAATTGATATTACCAATTTTCTTATTCATTTTTTATTCGATTTTCTAAAATTCCCTTTAAACGTTCAATCTCATAGTCAGACAATCCATACATGACGCGGCTTATCAGTCTGTTCAGCCCACCATACATATTGCGAGCATACCATCGATTCTTTTTATTGGTGTTCGAGCGAATCCCCCAAACCTCACGATTAGTGTCAACCTGTATCTTATTCCTCTTGTAGCCGGCCATATCAACACAACGGCCATACGAATAAAAAGACATACGTTGCCCCGGATTCTTCCCTTCCTTAAATGACGAATAATTCAATGAATCAAGAAGAGAACCGGACTCAATCAGTTTCTGTTTGGTAAGGGCATCGGACAACGCATCACATAATTCTTCACCGAATTGTGACAATTCTTCTTCAATAAAGAGAAGCTTAATATCATCTGAAGCCTGACTGTTCATAGTTATAATTTGTTTTGTGCAAAAATAGCTTCAGAAAACACCTGAGAAAAGGACATAAAAAAAGCCCCGCCGAAGCGAGGCTAAAAAAAATTTTGCAAAAAAAAAATCGAATTCTAAGCCTGAACAAAGATACAACAATTTATTGAGATACAAGGTGTCTTGTTATGTATTCCTCTTCAGAGATATCACCATTATTAAGCCTTTTCCAATCAGACAGATCAAAGGTTATCGATCTACCGTCAGTAACAGTAATTGATTCAGGTGAGATACCCATCTCAGCTCGTATCTCATAAACCAAAGCGAGTACATAGTTAAGGCTTCCCTCCGTGTCAATCTGATATACAAGTTTCATTGTTCGCCTCCTTTCTCAGGAATAAATTTGGTAAGCTCACCTTTAAGGAAATAAATTGCACGTAAGTGTGCCAGCACTTCGTCTGCATCTTCTTCATGCAGTTTCATCAGGAAAGCAATCACTTTATCAAGTTCTCTTACGGCACAAGCTGCTGCATCCTGTTCTATCCAGTTCTGCAACACATCGACAGCCTGATCCGGGACGATATAAGGTTTCATCGCAAACCTCCTTTCCGGCAAAGCAAAAGAGAATAAACAAACCAGTTCAAGCAGGCAACAGCAGCCAGCCAGTGGATGAAAAAAGAAAAGCTAAGAATACAGAAGGAAACTTGTGCCTGGAAAATAAACACAGCCTGACGGTTAGAAACTCTCTCTTCCATGATAGAAGAGAACAATACATTTTTACGATTCAGCCATAACGAGATACGGCTTTCTTTTGCCTGGTTAATAGGCAATGCAATTTGATTTTTCATTTTGGAGATCAATTAAAATGAAACAATATGTTGGTTAATTACGGGAAAGGAAACAAGAAAGGTTCCGCTTTCCCGTTGATCTCCACCTTGTGCAGGCAGTGGGCGCATTAACGCTCCACACGGGGGTCGGAACCCTATGGGTATTAAGCAATGCCTAGGACATAAAAAATGCCCGCAGCAAAGATATTTGGCGAGCCATCGTCGCCTACACAAAATGGAGATCGATGCAAATATGGGAGTTTCTTTCGAAATAACAAAAAGAAACCCCATATTTTTTGAGAAAAGTGGAATTATTTATCTACCGGAGAATAGAAAATTGATTTTTCTCCAGTAGATACATTTTCGATGACTAGCTGATTATAAGTCCAATTCTCGCAATCAGTCCAATCACCGCCTAAAAACACCATTTTAGCCTTATATACATAAGACGATTTAACACCAAAGGCATTTTTCGCATTGAATTTCTGATAAACGATAAATGTTGTATCAGAAATCTCTTTACCTCTGATATCCCTTTCAAACTCAGCTTCGGCTGGAAATTTCAACCGAGCTTTAACAAAATCTTCAGAAGCGATACCCGCTCTGGTCAATGTAGCACCTTCATCCTCACAACTAATAAAGGAAAGCAGTGCAAAGAATAGAAATATAAAGTTTCTCATTGCTATTTTTGAATAACCTTCAATTTGCCATTCAGGAAAGTCAAATAAATGTTGTTCGGATACTCCCAAAACAATATTTCCGCATTATCAGTAATTGTTGTTCTCTGCGATTTTGGGTTACCCATTATATACAACACACTCTTCTTAGACATACCAACATACAATGCACTGACAACTGTTTTATAATCTATAGCAGTATTACGACTACCGCCCTTTTGATAGAACAAATCTTTAAAACTACTAGAAACATTTAGTTTTTCAGAATATTCCCAAAAGTCCATCTCCATTGATAGCGTATCTCGTTGGTTGACTAAATGCATCAAGACATTCTTATTTTTATCAACCGTAATATCAACACACTTAAAAGGAGTATTTTGTCTGTATTTACCCTGTGTTTTTCTCAAATAATAAATTTTGCCAATATACCTTTTTTTTAAAGGTGTCACTTTATTAACAAACCTATTATGTTCATTAACGATTCTCATACTATCCTCGTATTCAGCCTTACGAATAGCTGCTTTCCAAGCTTTATCTATACTATCTTCCTTAGATATATAATTTTGTGATAAAACGGTTACAGGTATTATAGACAACAATAGAAATAAAATTCTTTTCATAAAAAACATATTTTAATAAACGCATCAAAGATATTAAAACTTTCGTAACGAAAATGTTTATTTGTAAATAAACCTTTAGCGTATCCGGTTTTGTGATTGATAATGAAATTCATATCTTTGTGAAAACCAATACAATCACAAAATGAATGAATTTATATTAGAGAAAGAAACTGTTAACATATTATCTTTGGACATTATTAAATTTTATCATGATTCAGCCCAAAAAAGATTAAGCGACCACCGCGAACAAGAAAAAAATACGACAGAGAGAGGATACAAGTTACTATCTATCTACTTAGGAATAGTGACAGCTTTAATTAGTTACATATATATCCACTGGAATATAGAGAATCCTATAATACAATCTTTACTTGCGCTTGCTATAGGAACCTTTTTAGCTGTCATCTGCATGATGATAGTAGTATATCCACGCTTATACATACCTTTAGGCAGAAAGCCAAGCGAATTCATCCCCAATCAAATAGCTCCCAACTTAAAAGGAGTCAAAGATGATATTCAATATAAAGCCATTTTAGCTAAAGAATTAACTGTATTAGAAGATGCTATTAACAAGCAAAAAAAGTATAACAGAAGAAGAACTATATTATTTTCTTTTTCCTTTGCCTTAATTATAGCAGGTATTATTGCTTCTTCTGTTATATTTCTGATTTCAACTACTCGCTGAAGAATTCAAAATCTGGAGAAGTTGTACCTGGCTCCGGACCAATAGGTTCCGGATTCGGTAAGTCTGGAATACCATCATAATCTGGAATCATAGTAATAAATGGCGAACTCCTCACCAAGATAGCCCAAAGGTGTAACCTGCACCTTAATCCGGTTGACTACGGATTTATCTTGATAAGGAGTTCATATTTTATGGTTATAACAACCATGTCTGGTTAAATGTTCGGGCATTACAAAGATAATAATTTTTGAATAAAAAAAGCGGAACTTTTGAAAAGTTCCGCCCATCAGTCAAGATATTTCGGTAAGTGTTAATCAAGCGAAATGTACTTGACTTAATTCATTTGCAAACTCATGTACAGATTTTTGTATTTTATTTATAGTAGTGCGCGACGGCTTACGATGTCCTGTCGCATAATGGCTTAACTGACTCTTATTAATTCCTGTGATTCGTGATAATCCGGCAAGAGAAAAAGCCTGTGTATAATAAGAGAGGAAAGAAGCCATATCATATTTAAACTCGAATTCGACTTCTTCAAAAGGCTTTCCATCACGTTCGTATGATGATTTAATATCCTCATACCCCTTTTTGAAATCTTCAATAGCTTCTTTAGACGTTGCGCCTGTAGCGGTAACCAGATAGTCCATATCATCCGCATCCATATAGATGCTATAGTTACCGTCAGAAGCCATTTCAATAATAGCAGATACTTTTCTCATAATTTTGTATTTTTTTATGGCAGGACTTATTTCAGTCCTGCCGCTTTCATAATTGCTTTTAATGTACCGGTTGCGACTTCCTGTTTACCATGATTACTCATTCGGAATCGTTTTCCGGTTTTCGGACTTTCCCAGACTGGGTGTCCGTTCTGTTGTTCTCCAGTGTCAAAGCACCCGGCTTTTTTAATCAGCCGTTCCAATTCGTTGTACTTCATTTCAATGTTCGCTTGATCAACACTACAAAGATACTCATTTGAGTATCATCCACAAAGAAAATAGTTATAAATGATACTCAAATTAATATCATTTAACAAGAAAAGTAAAGACCAGAGCTTCGCATATTGCGTATAACAATCGCCGATTTCAGGCGTAAACCAACAAAACCTTATTCCCCGCCGCCCGATTTGCCGACAAACATAGTGCGAAGGCAAATCGGGCGGCGGGCGGCTGCTACGCTACCCACCTCCCAAACGCTGCCACAGCCATTTACAGCCCCTACAAGCGTCCCTCGTCCTCATAACTAAAGTATTCCTTATCACCATAAACGATATGGTCCAAGAGCTTTATATTCATTGTATTTCCTGCATTTTTTAAACATTCAGTCAGGCGGTTGTCGTCATTACTGGGTCGGCAATTTCCTGACGGGTGATTGTGGCAGAGTATCAGTGACGTGGCGTTACATTTCAAAGCTTCACGCAAAATGACTCTTATATCCACCTGCGTACTGGTTATGCCTCCTATAGAGATACGTTGTTTTCTTACAACACGGTTAGACTGGTTCAAGTAAATAGCCCAACACTCCTCCACTTCCAAATCTTCCATATAAGGTTTCATCAGGTTATAAATGTCCTCACTATGCCGGATAATTACCCTGCTGCTCCTACGGTCTATGATACGTTTGTAAAGTTCAATCACGGCGAGAGCCATGTCCCTGCGTGCCGGTGTCAAAAGCTGACAAACATCTTCTATTGAAACATTATCGCCACGCAATAACATTTCATTAACTCTTTTACTGGTTTCTCTGTTGTTTGTCAACTGATAAACTACTTCATTGTCTGACAAATGTCTGCACTCACCACAAATTTCGAATAAATCTTTCATAATGTTGGTTATTAAATTGTTATACAAATAAAGTTCTTGCTAAAAACATACCTCCCAAAACCGAAGCTCCCAGCGTTTCAAGATGACAAGCAAAACGAGCGTAAGAATAACCTCGAGTAATTACATCGTCAAAAACTAGAACTTTCTTTCCCTTAAAAAATTCCTTGTCGAAATTGACTACCTGTACATTATTGACATGCTTACCTGATTTGCTCTCATGAATTGCCAGCCGTTCACCTTCTACCGTGATATGGTCGTAAGCACTGACTGCACCTGATAACCTTGCAACTTCCTCTGAAAACTGCTTGTAGCGGATTTCATTTTTTTGCTGGCTACTGGCTGGGATGCATGCAAACACGATGTTACATGTTTCTTCTCCGAACTGCTCACGGATTTTCTTTGCTACCAACTGTGCAGCTGAAACGGCACATTTCCCATCCTTGAAAGCCCATACAAAGTTTCTCACCTGCCAATCTCTTGAACTGGCTTTGTACTTTGTCGGCAGATAGTCAAAGAAATTGAACATGTACTTTCTGCACTGGTTTAGCATGGATTCGGTAAAGGTTTTCATGGTCTTAAAATTTATTCTGGTGCCGAGCTCGGGAGTTGAGCCTTTTTTTCTGCTCTTCCTGCTCTGAGCTTTTTTTTATTCCGTTCGCTGTCGCTACGGTTTGTTTTCGCCTTTTACACCTGCCAGCAAAGGTGTTCCGAAACGTATAAAGACAAGTTTTCACGAAAAGCATAGCCCTGAATACTACCTGAGCTCTGTGAGGGTGGAGATTTTTTCGGGAACATCGCCTGAACTTGGCATACGAAGCGGAACATTTACCTTTGCAGGTACAAAAGGCATAAACCGCGGCGCCAGTGATACCGATTTAAAGGCGAAGAGCAGATAAAGAAGAGCAGTCAAACAATACATAGCTTTAGCTATACCACTGGTAGGGAGAGCAACGGGGTGGGTGGGCCGCTGCGTGAACGCCATCGCCAGCCAGAAAGACTAAAGAGTGTCTTTCTACCAAACTATGCCCGACAACGCTTCCGAGCCATAAAAAAGGTCCCTACCTTATAAGCTCGGGAGCGTTGTCGGGCACTCCCATGGCAAAAACGGGGCGACATCGCTAAATTTCGGGCTAAGTTTTTCACTAAAAAATCAGCCCAGCAGAACAAACGGCTTGAAAATGAAGTTTCAAACCGTATAGGAATGAAAAACCCTAGGTTTTTTGTCGTACAGATGCCCGACGCGCGCCTCCTAGCGGTTGCGATTGCAACTAATTTTCGGCTCGGGAAATGTGACGCAAGCGGAATCCCACCTCCCCAGCAACACGGCACAAAAAAATGCACCACCGTAGTACGGCAGTGCATCCAACCATTCCTTAACGAACGGTCAATATATATTAAGGGGCATAAGATGTCACCTTAGATTGCCAGATCCGTAAAAACTCCTTACGCATTAACAGATACTTGAGCGCATCTGTCAGGTTGGTAGATTCTTTAGGCAAACGCTCACGAGGCAACTTATCACCAGTCTTTAACTTAACCACTATCTGGCTACCACCATCATCTACCAGCTTGGTCTTGCAGACTTCCATCTCAGCCTTCAGGTTAGGACAATTATACTGGTCTATTAATAGCGTGAACAGTTTACCAGCCAGATTACCACTCAACAGGTCGGACATAAAGCGATACTCCAGATTAGAGCCGATATTACCTTGTCCTACAGACATTAACTGTACCCTCCAACCAGTACTTTTCCCTTCAGCATCATACTCAATAGCATTTTTGATCTGTGTCGCCATATCCGCTTTCACGCCCTTGTAATTATTCATAGCGCGGTCATAATACAGCTTCAGGACCTTAGTACGTCTGGGCGCAAAGTACCGGACAAACTGTACCCCTAACTCACGTACAGTATCAGGAGGCAACGTATAGAATTCCTTCAGTACGCGGTACTCACGCCCATGCTGTTGTCCTATCACAAGGGAAAGCATATTACCGGCATCCATACCCGCCTCGAGTGGCAGATTATGGTTGTGGTAGCGAAGTGCAGAACAGTCTTCCATCCAGCCCAACGGCTTAACTTCAATTATCTTATTCAAGTAACCGTCGGCGTAAAAGTGTCGGATAGACAGATTAGGATAAAACAGTAAGTTAGCTTCTATCTTAGGAATGATTGAAAGGATATTGCAGGTTAAACCTTCTAGCCCTTCAGCCAGTTCATCAGAGAACCAGTCTAGCCCGAGGATATCGGCATTAACATAGCTGGATGAAATAAAGAAGAACGACACACGGCGGCGAGTCTTGATCCATCTTTCCTCCCACCTCTTCATATTCCTCTTAGCCAGTTCAACAGCTTTGGCTGCCTTATCTACCTTTTCCTGAAGATTGCGGTCTGTTCTTTGTTGTTCGACCAGTTCGCGGTACTCCTGCAAGTGGGCAACATAAGTCTTCTTACAGTCGTTATATACAAGTCCGGCCCGAAGCATCAGCATAATCTGTTCCTTGTTGTTCTGAGCCGACAGTTTCAGAATCCAGTCGTATTCGCCCAGATGGTTCGGATTCGGCATATCGGTTGTCAGTGTTCTGGACCGATACCATACCGACTGTCCGTACTTGACATAGAAACCACGTACTGCCTTCAGCAAGTTGGTGAACTTCTCTTCGGGAAAGTACTTAACCTCGTCACCGAATACCCCCACATAAGAACGTCCAGCACCAATAGCCAGACGATCCAGAGAGATAAACGTAAAATTAAATCCCGTGAAGAAAACCATGGTATTACGCCAATCAGTGCATACATTATACATGCGCAATCTCCATTCTTCAGGAGGTGCTTCATTGATCACGTAATGCGTACCCAGTTCCCACCCTAGCAACTGCAATCCGTCAATTAATGATGGAATCACATTCTTGTGCAGATCGGAGTAGGTATCAGCCACCCACGCAAAGGGAGCGCCCGGACAATCCTGTGCTGCTTCCTGTACTCTTTCCGCCAATACCTGAACAGTTTTGGCAGAAGCACGACCGGCTACCCAGTACAGTGACCAGGGCATCATGATAGCCAGCATCTGGGCCGTCCAGTTTGCATAGCGTGTTTCCACGCTATCCTCGGTAATTTTCAGTTTTTTCCTGCGTGTCATCGATAATCTCTTCAAAATTAATATCTACGGCCATAGCATCCCTCTTCAGGCGAGTACGTTCTTTCTCTGGTAAATCAGGTATCTTATCAATTTGATTTGCCAGATCCTTACGGTCAATGGAAGGAACGCCAATCAAGTTTGAATCAAGTGTATAAACCTTGATATCTTTTTCCTTGATTTCCTGACGTTTCACCTTATCGGGTTTATCCAATTGTTTAACTTTCCAAGCCTGGGTAAGCAAGTTACCGTATATCTCCATATCCTTAGCACCTGAAGATGATAAAAGCACGGTCTGTGCAGCTTTCATCAGGTTGTCAAATATCATATTGCGGTGTGCAGCCGGCTCAATCGTATCATCGAGATAAAACAGATTCACAGCTTCGTAGTACATTTCCCTGGCACGAGGGCGTGAACAGTTAAATGGCTCGTGCATAAGCATAGAGATAGCACGGTCCTTCCCATACTTTCGAGTTATTCCAACTACAGCGAAGAGAGCATTGTAATAATCCTGTTCTTCTTCGGATAACTGATATTTGCAACCGGATTCTATGTAGTCCTGGAGCTGCTCGTAATAAGATTTTTCAAACATCTAAATCATCAAAAAAAACCTTGGAAACATTATTCTTAAACTCGATGGAACGGCGCATTTTGTCCAACCTCTGAGCCTGTGTCACATTCTCACCAGTAGCTGCTGCATCTGCCATGGAAATACCTTCCTTAGCTGTTTGAAGAAGCTGGCCCCGATCATAATGATACTTCAGAGGAGATTTCAGCAGGCTGAAGTAAAACATAAATTCGTTAACTTCTATGTTATAATACATAGCTATCTGTTGGGGTGCGTAACCTATACCAGCTAACTTCTCATATTCATCAATAGGTATTCGGACAAACCATTCCGGACGATTGCTATCTGTCCATTTTATTACCGATTCTGAATTCATATACTTTTTTGGATTTTAAAAAAACATACTGTTCCTCGAGGGCATTTTCGCCGTAGTTTCCGGAACCTTCCACCACATAGCATCCAGAATCCGTGTCCAGGCATGTAACCTTCTTGTGTGTCCAGCCATAGGTTAACGTAATGATACCCTCGTTATGCAGCTGCTTTAGTCTTGCAAAGATCAGCGGCATACGGAACTTGAGTGTTTCGGACACATGAAGATGTACGGAGCCAATCAAGCCTTTATCCTTATATCTTAACAAGGCATTGATTATACGTTCATTGGTGGAATAAGTGGCTACATAGATGTGTCGAACATATCCTGCATGGCGAATCAGGTAAACGATAAAAGTAAAGGCGGTAAAACTTTTCCGGGTTTCAATGAAAAAGGCTTCATTATTATCCGGAAGGCGGCCGCACAATTCCCGAAGGTTATTGAGTTTGAAGCAAAGAATGTTTTCAAACCTCTGAGAGTACAGTCGTGACTGCCTGACCTCTGCAAACAATTCGTCCAAATTGAAATACTTATTCATCACCTAGTAACCGATTTATTTCAGCCAGTTCTGACTGGTAGGCTTGTAATCGTGCCAACCTCTCCAGCTCGAGGTGTGGTTTATCACGTTTAGCAAGCTCATCCTGTACGCGCCAGATATTATTTTTCAACCTCTTCTGGCGGATCATCAGCTGCTTGACATTCAAGGTCAACAGTTCCTTACGACGGTGGAATGCTGCGAAAATCGGATGCTTTCCAAGGATAGAACCATGCTGCTTGTAGTAATTCAGTTCCTCCCATATCATCCGGTTCTCGAGATATGAGTTAATCAGTTCACGAGATACTTTAGCACACTGTTCGGTAGAGGTACAATCACGTAATTTTTTATGCAAGTTAACATAATTGTGATATCTGGCAAATTTACGTGACGCCAGTGCCTCGAGTTCAGGCGGGCATTTCGGATCATTCAGGAATGGAAATTCATCACGGAATGAAAGAGGTTTCCGCTCAGAAAACAGCACAACCTGTGCCGTAGCAACATAGGTATAGTCTTCATCAATACCATACTTCTTACACAACCAGTCAATCATCAGACGGCGATTTGCCACCGGATTTGTCTTTACCAGTCGTAAAGTTAAAGAGGGTGCGCCCGCCTCAGTCAGAAGCTGCACACCCTCTTCGGCGTTCGCACCTGCACGTAACCAGGTGAGAATTGTTTGTTTCATGTTACTCAATATCCAGGAACGGATTCAAAATATTTACATTTTCCTGAAAATGTTTCAGGTAGAGAAAACATTTATCTGAGATAAAGCGCTTAACCGTTTTGGGATCAGGCTTCTGTGAAACAACCGGAAGAATCCAGCCGTCCGTATGGTAGTCCAAGCGAATTGGATGTACTGCATACGCACACCCATAAACGGTGAGAAAGTGATACTTACCAGAAAGGATATCCGGACAATTTTCAAGAATGTCTGTCAGCTTTTCTTTCTCCAATAAAACCGGGCAATGCGTATTGTAATCATACGCTGCAAGCTGTAGTTTATCACGTAGCAAAGCAGCAGTATTTTTCATCATAACCGCTTCATCACCGGTGTAACGATTGGGATTGAGAATACCAAAATGTTTAAACAACCCTATATGACACAAGTTAACATAATCTATCAGATATGAACCAGGTTCAATCAGGATGAATTTATCTGTAACAGACTCAGATATTACGGCCAGCTTCAATACTTCAAGAATATCCAACTGACTACCTTCAGCATCTTTGTATTCAATATGCTCTATAGGCATATCCTTTGTATAATCTATCTGGTCACCAATTGTCACAAAGCGAATATCTTCATGCAGGTATTTAGTACAAGAATCAATAACCTTCAAAACCTCTTCTTCCCGGTGTTTCGCTTTAAAAAAGGGAATCACGACGGAATAATAAGGATTTGCATCCTCAGTAATCACATTCTCGGCATCACCTTTAGTTGATATTTCAACTGAAGGTGATGGAACTTGTGATGTGGTATCTGTACTATCAGAGCTATTTTCGGATGCAATATCCAAAGCACCCATATTTTCATTTTCAGGCTGCTCAACTAGAGCAGCCTGTTCTTGTTTATCTGTTTTTTTTGTCATACTCCATCTTCTAATGAGGCGGCAGCTGCCGCTGTTAAACCTAAGTAGCCGTCAATGTCCGGATCACCTGTCTGAGGGATTAAGTTCAGCGGAATACGTCCTAATGGGGTTGTCGGGATTTCAGAAGCAAGTTCAATAACATTCTTGCAAGCTTCCTTATCATCCTGACCTTCGTCTGAACTAAAGACAAGCGGGGTACAAGGTGTACCAGCTATTTTAGCGTCATCTCCAGAACAGTTAATGACTACAGCACCCAAATCTTCATTAACAATAATATTGCGGCAAATTGCCATCTCCTTACTGTCCCCAGGAGATTCCCATGCTACATGATGCAGATAGCCTTTAGCATCTGCTGATCCTGTCAGCGTGTCCCATGCTTTAATCGTACTCGAAGTACCATATACTGCTATAGGTTTTTTCCCTTCCACAAATTTCAAGGCAGAAACGACTATACCATCTTCGTCCTTCGTGAAAGTTTTAACGTCTTCCCATCGGAAGAGTACCACATAATGTTTTTTGCCCTTCGGACGACCAGCCGAAGAGCTACTTCTCTTTACAGAAACTAAAGTATCAGGCATAATATAACCTCCTATAAATTAAACTCCCAGATCAGCTGGAGCAAGTTCTTCAACCAAATCAGTTGGAAGGTATGCGAATATAGCCTCCTTGATCCAGAATCCTGTACCTTCTCTCCATTCACCCAACACCTTAGCAACATAATCATCAGATGTCATACGCAGATTAACATTCTGAGGGTTACGCGACATAACGTGTCTAAAATTCTCTTTCGGTGTAATAAAGAACGCCCCGGTACCACGCATACCTTCTATCGGTGCGAAAGTAAAGCGAGAAAAATCAACTTTAACCTTTTCACCATCTTCGTTCTTAGTAGTCGGGTACTTATCACGATACGCACGACCATATTTTGTGATAAGATCCGGATCTGCATGGATGAACATGGTCTTATTTTTATACAGCGGGCTTACCGCGTCAACTGCCTGATCAATCTGCTTCAGCAGTTGTTCACCTTCACCCAGTGCAGCTGTTCCGTCAAGCAACCATGTAACGTCAGTATCTGAATTTTTCTTCAAATCACACAACTGAGTAAGGAATCCGTCACAGGTTTCTTCAGCTTTATTCGGAGTAAAAGTACTGTCAGATGAAGTTGGTTCCTTGTAACGTCCCTTACAAAGTGCCATCTCACGGTCTTCATCCAATTTAGGTTTGATAAGCTGCTCAACGATATAACGAACAATCGGCATATCCTTTGGTTCCAATGATTCATCGTAGAGATAACCCAATACATCGTTAATGATGTCTGAAGGATAAATTTCTACGTTAATCTTCATCGGGAATTGCTTGATTGTCATAGGAGTAAACTTAGATTTACCCTTGGGTGTGAATCGTGGAGTGAATGTCTGCAATACAGAATCGATAGCAGCCTGAGAAGCACGAACTTCGAACTTATCCGTGATGATAGTAGACATGTAAGCAGTACAAGAGATTTGTCCGACAAGTTTCTGGAAGATAGATAATTTGTCAGAAGATACGTACTTACCGAATTCCTGTTTCAATTCTGTCGTATCGACTGTTGTGTCACCAGTCCACGCATCACCAGTAGCTGCTGCTATATACGCCTTGTTATGAATCAGACTCATATCAGGCTTAAACTCTTTTTTCATTTTACCACCTGCTTGATCGATAACAGCTTCCCCTCCTTCACCAGGAAGTTTAGCCAACTTGTCATTTTCAGCCTTCAATTGTTTAATCTCCTCACGTAACTGGGTGATTGTATCGGCATCCTTCTTCGCCTGAGCCTCGAATTCCGAAGCTACACCCTTAACTGATTCCTCGGCCGATACCCCTTCTTTTTCCAATTCCGCCAGATCTTTAACGAAGGCTTCTGTAAACTTCTCTCCCCATTTTTCGGTAAGCTTCTGCTGATCACCTGAAGAAAGGACGGAACGCCCGTCAGCATCCTTGGCAAAGGCTGATATGCCAAGAAATGACATGACAGCGGTTACTGTCAGTAATAGATTTCTGTTTCGCATTTTATTTTATGTTTTTTGTTTGTAAATAGGCCGAAACCGCATGATCCCTGCTAAGTTCACGGGCCCTGTTAATTGCATACTGTTTATCACCAATAGAATCAATAAGTCCGTATTTTAACGCATCTTCAGCGTAGAACATACGTCCAGAGAGAATACCTTCTACAGACTTATCCAACTTTTCACCTCTCTTAGAAGCCACTTCATCCTGGAACCGTTGTGCCAACGGGTTCAGTTCCTCGCGCTTAATCAACTCATATTTACCTTGTTTAGCTGCTTCCAAAGGTGCATTTTTGTAGTTCGACAAATCAGAATAGATAGTATGAACTTTAATGCCTTCCATCTCATAGTACTTAGCATAATCTGGAAATGACATCATAACACCAATAGAACCGAATTCTGAAGATATTCTGTTCGAAGCGATTATTTCGTCACAATATATAGCGACATAATAATTGGCAGATGCACATAAATCACAATGAGCTATTACGGACTTATTATACTTACGTGCATAATCAATAGCTGACGTTAGAGGTGCTATAGCATCAACGCAACCACCTCCTGAATCCATGTCAAGAACAATACCGGATATATTAGGATTGGCAGCAGCCTCGTAGATCAAGTTAGCTATCTCGGTTGTCCCATACGCACAATAAGTACCGTACTTCATCATTGTACCATGAACGGGAACAATCGCAATGGTATCAGCTGGAAGATCACCGGAAAATGAAGATGTCTTCTTCATATTTTTATTGACGAGTTCCCCTTCGATTGGTTTACGGTCTGCCAACGTGCCTTCAGAGGACTTATCGAAGGAACCGGATATGATTTGCTCCAATATCTGGTGCGATGACTCCACATCACGCAAGTCAATCGCCCATTGGGCACGCATAATTGCTGAATATAGATGTGATAAGTGCATATTACTATTATAATTAACGTTACAAAATTATAGTAGCAATGATGCGCATAAAAGGACTACAATATTTTACTTAATTCAGGCTGCTGGTTCTTATATGAGAAAATCAAAGAACGTGGAGAACCTTGTCCGGACAAGGATAATACAACCGGGAACTGATCCGTACCGACTACCCTGGATGTACCATCGGTATAATCTAATCGCACAAGAATGTATATCCCAAGCCAGGCGATCAACTCCCGCATTTTCTCCAGTGAAGAGTCAGAAAAGGTAATAGAAAGATTAACCTCATAAGAATTGCCATCAGAAGATTTATCTTCGGCAAATTCTACCGTAGAATAATCCATTTTCGCCCAATCACCTATGACCTTAATCTGAGGCAGACCAGGTATATTAGTAACAGTAGATTCAGCGATTGCCATAAAATAGACTTGGCAGATAGACGCGCGTTTACTTTCTTTGTTTTGCATAATTGCTTATAATTTTAAGTTGTTTTGCAGGATTCGCTACAAAATCAATTAAGAATTAATTCGTGAAATAAAGTTAAGGGAAAAGGCTTAACTGAAGTTCCTTAGCGATTTCAGCAGTAATTCGACGGCGATTTCGGTAATCATACTTTTTCACGGTTTCATAGTTTATGGCATTTCTCTTGATATTGTAACTATGAAGGAAAGCCTGTATAATCTTATCCTGGCGAAAACCTTTAGCATATCCCACGAAAAAGTATTCCTTAATGCGAAGCCGGAACTCAGCTTCTATGAATAATCGTAACTGTTTCTGTTTCCATTCTGGAATATAAACGAAATTTTCGCTGAATATAGCATGATTCCACTCTTGTACCGGTAGGGTAATACGTAGCGGATTTTCACCTATCTCCTGCTTTCTCGGCCGATCTGTTACAGTAACCATAGACTGTATCATACGACCGATATCGTGTGTGCCATCAGCCATAAGTTCCCCTGATTTGCGATTCTGCCGTAGTTCGTGAAATAAAAAATCCTGTAAGTGTGGAGCTAAATCTATTGTAACAAATGGTCTTTCCATATATAAAGATGCTTTTTGCAAAGATAAAGAATAATGCGTTAATTATCTCGCACAACAATAAAGTAATAACACCCCCCTTTCATAAGAATAGGTATAAAAATCGTGCTTGAGTACTTTTCTTAGGAGTTATTTATCTATATAATTAATTATCAGCACATTATAAGCGTACTATTTTCGTACAAAATACGTACAAAATTGAGTGCGCTGGTACTTTTGTGCGTTTTTCCGCAAAAAGTACAAAAAGTGCAGAATCGTGCAAAAACAGTGCGGATAGAACATTCTGAATTTCAATAAATTAAATGTATAAAAATTCATTTCGCACGATTGTACTATTATTTTTCTAAATATTTAAAGGGTAGTTTTACACTCTTAAAAAAAATAAAAAAAAGAATATTATTATATAGCCGGAATCGCTTTTCTCGCACAGTTGCACACCAATTCTTAATATCTCTAAAAAAGGGGTGAGAGGGGAAAAGCCTGGATGAATAACAGAACAGGCGTACAGTGCACATTAAGTGCGTACTGTACGCCTGAAAAAATGCTTCGACTATGGTTTTCGACAAATGCTTCGACTGGTGTTTACAAAAGGCTCTCAGGGTAATAGATATCGCATAAGAACTCAAAATCACGTGGGATCTTACGAACGCCCACAATAACAGCAATACCTCGAGCAGCCATTTCATATAGCCGTTGTGTTGTCGATAGACTATCACGGAAATTGAAGTCGTCTACCAGCACATAATATGCTTCTGAAAGGTTGACATCGTATATAGAATGTTGCATTATTTTCTTAGCATCACTTCGAATAACCGCAAGTCTGCACCTAACGGCCAACTCACAGACCATATTCAACCGGATAGCATTATCCAAGCTGACACAGGCCATAATTTTATTGTTTTTCTTACTCATATAAATAGCTAATTATTTGCATATTAACTAAAAAAAACCGTATCTTTACAATGTATTAAAATGGGGGCGTGTTACCTTCTTGAATAGAAGTGTTTATCAAGGTGATTAGGCTTAACAAACCCTGGTCTACGGTATATCTTACGATAATCATCAGAAAATTCAATCCTAGACTTCGATTCATCATCCTGTTGATGCAATAGTATATACTTGCATACTACCTTGATAAAGACATCCAGACTGTCTGGAACAACAACGTCACATACATTAATAGTATCGCCTATGGCTAAACCATCCAACAAGTTGTACACTTCGCCCTGGAAGTGTACAAACTTATGCAGATCCTTACGATATTCGTCTAAATCAGAATCGGCATTAAGCCTATATCGAGATAAATCATTCAGCATACGTATTCAATTAAAATGATAATCTGCTATCACTATTGTTAGCCGCCTTTTGCTGCGCATATTCCGGAGATGAATAATAATCAGGTGTCCCAATGGTGAAGTATTCTACACCACCAGCCTTATCATCCAGGATAGGATTACCGTTACGAGGATCAAACTTACACGGTTTACCAGTCACCGGATCTAATTTCTGAGGATTGAATATATAACCACGGAACTGGCAATATTTAAGCAATCTTTTTTTAAACTCAGTCGGAGAATTGGTATACTTACGCATATTCGGATCGTAGTTGCAGTATTCATCATATAGTGACCTACGAACCAGTCGGGCGTTTATATGAGATTCGTCACTAAAGTATTCATCTGCCCAGGAAATGAATACTTCAGTGATCTCCTGACGAAGCCTGCGCTCAATCAAACGCTCTTGAGGTGCTTGTACGACTCCGTATTGAAGGTATAATTGCACACAATTCGCCACGAGGTTCCAACATAAGTTCCATTGTTCGAAGTCCCATTCAGTAAAGAAGTTACATCCAAAGTCATCTATCGGCTTATGCGCGTCATTGTAAAAATCACTAAAGCCCAACAACCATTGACGGTCGGTAAATGAAGCTCCTTCACCGCGAATAGCATGGTTTGTCGCAATATATATCTTTGGAGAAGTTTCATAAGGGAAGGTTATACGACGGCCACCCTTATAGTTCACCGTCCAGTCACCGGTCAGATTCGGGAATAAGCGTTCAAAATTGAAATTCATCAATACATCATCAATGAATACTAACTTCGTATTCTCCACAACATCATTCCATACGAACTGATCCTCCAGCAAATCTTTTCGTTTCCCGTTAACGTAAGCTGAAGGAAGTATATGTTTCATCAGGACTCCAATAAGTGACTTACCAGATCGTCCATTTGATTCACCTACTTCAGACTGCTTTCCGTCCATGCCGATAACAGCTCTATTCACCGAAACATCCTTATACTCCATAGCCATATATCCTATTGCGCATAATTTAGACAGCAAATGCTTACGATTTTCGAGAAACTCCTCCGGTTCTATTTCCACTTCTCTCTTACGCCATGTGAAGTTACTGGTATTGATCAGAAATTGAAGAAAATGGCAGTTCTTGCCATCTTGAGATATGGAATAGTCCAGCGTATCACCGTTCCCAGAAAAAGTAATTAACGGTCTGCCAAGATATTTCGCCGGGAAATCTCGCCGCTGTTCTGCCCAGACATGATGACTTATCGATTCATATCCCAATTCTTTAACTTCATGCTCAGTAACTCGCCAGCAGTTCTTTTGAAAATAGAAAAACTGTTCAGTACCAACCGGATGAAGGAAATCCGGATAAATAAAGTGCAGCAGGGATAATTTATCTGGACCGACATACTGTGTAACACCCTTTGACAGCATTTCATTCACCGCTTCATTACAATTATTTTCTGCAAATTCGAAAAGGAAATCTCGAGCTTCAGAAGCTTCAATTACCCGGACAAACGGCTGCTCCAGCCGGATGAACTGAAAAGAGCCATCCAGCCTCCGGAACCTGCCAAAGCCACGGTTCTGAAGAAACCTACGACTGGGTACATAACGAAATTCATACTCTGTGTAAGTATCTCCGCTCCGGCGTGATTTTTCAACAGCCTCCCAAAACATTTCGTCAGATTCAATCGCCTGAGCAGACTCAAGCTGACCGGACTCGTTAATACGCCACCGGTGTGAGCCATATCGGAACTCCGGAAGGCGTGAAAGCACATCCTTGTGCATTTCGGCAAAATGCTTAACTGAATCCAGTCCCCAGAGGGTAGACAGCTTATGATCTGTATAAGCAGATATGCGAAACAACTGAAGATATTTACCCGTCAGGTTCTTTTCATTGATCAGTTTGTCAAAGTCGGCCATCAGTTCCTGTTCCTTACCCTGAAGGGAACCAGCAAGCAGATCATCAATTCCCTTTTCATTCTGCTCGTTTTTCTGAACATGGCCTACATAAATCTCCACATACAGTTCCCTGTTCCGGAGCGAACCCATATAGTCCCGAAAGTTACGAGCTGCATAATAGAAGTTACGTGGACGCTTTTCGACCTGGTCGTTGATACGTATATTTGTTGAGAGGTCGTTCCAATCCGAATCCATTATGAAAATGACCTCCTCGACATGACATTTCTCGATGATCCGAATCAGGTCTTCAGGAAGTCTTCCTCCACAAGCAATATTCTGGATTCCGGAAATAGCCAAGGAATACATACCGTGCTTGCATGCTTTTTCGGCCTTCTTTTCTCCTTCCTGGATGAAGAGCCGTTTCAAATGTTCCCCTTTTTTATAAAGTTGACGGATTTTGTCCGGAATGTATATCGGAGTACCACCACCATAGGGTGAACGGTACTTGAAAGGTTTGCCTTCTTTATCCAAATGCTCTTCCGGATATTGCCAACGAACGCGGAAATATTCACGCATTTTACCGGTAGGTTTGCCCTTGGCATCTTTCTGTTCATATTTCACTGGCAGTCCTTCCAGATCATAATACTTGATAATGACATCATCACCATTTGTGTCGATATCACCTTTGGAATTGACTGTACCCTTGCTGAAGGTGTGAGTCAAAGTAACAGTATGGTTAGTGGAAGAATCATAGATATGTGCAGCAACATCCTCAAATGTCAGGCCTGATCCTTGAAGCATTGCAACACAATAAGAAGAAGAATCAACTCCTTTTAATGCTTTCGAGTTCTTTTTTAAAGCCTGAGCCTTTTTTTTCTCCGGAACTGGATTATCCAGAAGCGTAACGTGAAAACGGTCAGCCAAATAAGAAAGAGCCTCGTTAAATGCCATATTCTGAACCTTCATCAGGTATGTTATAGCATCATGACCACTCACGTTGCATTTATTGAAGCAACCGTACAGTTCTTTCTTTGAATTATAATTAAAGGTTTGTTTGCCGCAAACAGGGCATTTACCGCGATAGTCATATCCTTTTTGTTCTTCCATATCCTGGAAGTCCCTTATGACCTCCAGGACATGTCCCTCAGCAGCCTTTTTTATTCTGTCTGTATTGTCTTTTGTGAAAAATTGGCTCATATTCTGTTTATTTTTTGCAAAGAAAAAAATTAGAAATTACCTGCAAAAGGACTATTTCTTTGAATAGAACTCCAGTCTGACACGACCATGCAAACCATTGCATAGAAATAAGCGGGTAATTTTTAGCCATAAACCAGCTTCAGCTGCATATGGAGCAAATGCCCGAATTATTTTTCTAGCATGATACTTCTGCATCCGTCTGCGTTTAATCAGGTGTAACTGATCAAGTTTTATATTATCTCTTTTTTTTGTCATATCTTTTCTTTTTTATGAAGAATCTGCGTTTAGCACGCAATATTCGGTTTAATTCTGAAATACGGTCGTATTCAGTAGGAATGTCTTTATATATCATTGTCTAATAAATGTCCTAATATGTCCCTAGATAGGACATCAAGAATAAAGATTCGTTCATTCTCTGTGTAGCCTTGAATATGTTCCCGGACAAAACCTAGTTCCATCCGCGCCACTTCCTTCAATTCCTCTCCTCTTGGAGAGAGATAACCGATACCGGCTATTTCGGCCGATACTTCCGGATTTGTATTTTTAGTAGGATCTGTCATGGTTATCATTCTTTAGATGGCAAGTCGTCTTCTATAATTTTTTTCCCGCAAAAAGGGCAATATTGGTATGTCAAGTCTATTTCGCTTTGATTTCTATAAAAAGAACCATCCTTTTTTTTCTTATGATATAAAACCTCTATTGAGGGAAGTCGATATAACTTACCATTAATATCAGTAAACACACTGCGAATTATTGCATGTGGATCACCAGTGATTTCTCTTACTTTTTTCTGAGCGTTTTCAAAACAGTTACATGGCATAGATTAATCCTCCATTTTTCAAATTATTATCAAGGTCTATCAGTCTTCTCGCAGCATCACTTGATGACGCATATCGGCAAACTTTACGAATAGCAGCATGCCTCTGGTTTTTAGAATAACATTTACAATCTTTTTTTTGATAATTAACTTTGAACCAATTAGGAGAGAATGGTGAAACTGGGCCTAATACAGTTACCTTAAAAATTCTCTTGACTATTTTATTTGCTTGTCTTATTTTCATATGTCTTTATCTCCTTTTTTTATTTTTAAGTTTGAGTTGACCATGTATCCTGTATAGAGGATTAAATTCGATATCACACAGAATTGTATCATAAATCTGCTCATAGGAATATTCTGGAAAGTGTTCAGCTATTTCAGGTATAGTAAGATCAGAAAATATTAAATCGCGACACTTATTACGATCAATATTAACAACTTTGTAGTTCTCGTCTTTATAACGTCTATTCTGCTCACGTCTATATTCGCGTTCACCTTTAATCCATTCTTTAGTTTCGACTACTCCCCACCGGCCAAGCGTTCGAGCTATTGTGTTTCTGTCAACGTCAAAATTTACAGCTATCCTTCGTATGGGTACACCCCATCTGAACTGTTCAATTACCTTCTCTTTTACAGCATCCAGTTTTACACTTTCAGAAAGACATCCCATAGGTCGGCCGCAAAGGACACCCATTTTCATCCGGAGTCTTAAACCTTCTTTCGTTCGTTGTCGTATCATCTGACGTTCGATTTCAGCAGAAAGGCCAAACGCAAAAGCAAGCACCTTGCTTTGAATATCGTCACCGAGAACAAATTTATCCTTAACAGTATAGATGATACATCCCTGTTCCATACAGAAATGAAGAATATCCATAACCATGTATAGGTCACGTCCAAGACGGCTTATTTCACTACATATTATCACATCACCTTTTTTGATCTGTTTCAGCAGCGGGCCTAGGTTACGTTTATCTGGATCTTTACCACCACTTACACCTTCATCAGTAATGTAATTATCTATGCGCCAACCATGATCAGTAGCAAACTGTTCTACACCTTGCCGCTGCGAGTTTACATCTTGTTCATCTGACGAAACTCTCAAATATCCGTATATCATATTATCACATTTAAAAAATCATCAGCTTCCTTACCGTAATGTTTAATTACTATTTCTGTAATAGACATTCTATTCCACTCTTCAGGATAAAGCTTTTCTATCTGTCGTCCAAATTGAGTTATATCAATAGTTATATGTCCATTTATGACAGTAAGAAGGCTATCTCTAATGTCTTCCATACTTATATCTGGGAAAAATCGATGAAAGTCCTCATGGAAGCGAAACGACTCGTTTATTCTATATCTTTTCATCTATTCTGTTATATCAATAAACATTTTTTCTTCTCCCAGCCAAATAAGAGCTTCAGGGAGTGCATATTCTACAGTAAACTTTACCATACCATCATACTTTGGTACATCTTCAATGCTTACAAATCGTAATATCTCTTCAGAAAATTTCGTTTCAATTTTTTTCTTTAACGGATTAGCAATTCTATTCAAACAAAAAAAAGATACTTTTTCCATAACGTTAATTGATAAGATATTCGCAGCTATAAGCTCCTGAACTACTTGGAAAATTAACATCTACACAAAACTCACCACACATCAGGAATGGTTTATCTGAGGTTATTATACCCTCTTCATGAGTGTTTGGATCTATAACCTTTGCCCCTTTTACCAGTTTATCCAATGCAGCTTTCATTTTGTCGCTAGTATAGCATTTGATTTTCTTACCAGAAGATTCATAGGCAATCAATCCCATGTTCAAGGACGACATCGCTTCTTCTACAATTTTCATTATATCTCTTTTACTCAGAATTTTATATGTTTCAAATTGCTGAACTTTAACATCCGGGAATTTTTTTATAAAATCTTGTTTTTTCATATGCTTTACTTTTTTCTTTATGTTCGTTTTAATTCCACATCTTTGTTCTGTTATTTATTTTTTCGAGATATGCAGAAATCCTTTTTTCAGGATTTTCACCGTCACGTACAAATATTCGAGTATGGCTTTTATCACCAGGAATAGCAACATATCGGCCATGCCGTTCAATGTGTCGGTGGTGAGCAATTTTAGCTTCCGTACCAGCAGGATTTTTATCTAAATCAGCTTTTATTTTTAAGGAGTCATTATCATTAGTCATAGTAGGATTTTTAAATAGATTTAATTGAATTATAATATGCAACTAATGCAGCCGTATTATTCAGACCTAATCGTGCTCTCATATTGTTTCGATGGCGAATAACCGTAAAAATAGAGATATGAAACAGGTCAGCAATTTGTTGATTTGTATAGCCTGAAGCTATGAGCTCAAGTATATTAAGTTCTTGTCGACGTAATCGTGTATCAAGTTCCGGCGAACAAACGACACCACATAATTTACAATCAGAGGTATTCCGTAGAGGACAAGCAACTTGCTCAAGATGAAAATTCCCTTTCTGATCAATGTCTAATTGAAGTGTATCTAATGATCCGAAATTACACCTGCAAAATCGATGTACAATCATATAGGTGTAATATGAATTATTCATTGAAGATCGAGAGTAGAATTTACATAAGGCTGAATAAGCCTTAGGATATCTGTCATTAATTAGCTGAAGTATAGCAGCAATCAGCTCACTGTCGTTTTGCTTCAGCACCTTGACAGAACCATCCAGTGGCTTCACCATAACATCACCATCTGGAGTGCTATAGAATTCGATATTTGCAAGATCAATCATGGCTTAGGAAATAATTCTTCAATGGGTCGGTTTAATACTTCTGCAATAATTTTTTTCTTTATCGGTGGCGGTGTAATCTGTCCAGACAGCCACCTATACACCACAGATTCAGAAGTCTGTGTTTTTTCCATGAGCAGCTTCACCAGACGAGCTCTCTCATTCGGTTGGGATTTGATGTCAGTAAATACCATTTTTTAAAGATTTTAGTTAATAATAGACGCAACTGAATCTTTTTTTGTTACTTTCGTCACGTCAGAAAACTTTCGTAACGCAAATATGCGTGATATTTATCGCATTTCAAAGTTTTATTGCGGTAAATATATCGCATTAACATATTATAACGTAATGAGAACAAAAAAAGTAAATACCGAATTAAAGGAAAGAATGCTCAAAATATGCTCAGAATTAGGCATTTCCCCTAACAAATTATCAGAAGAGAGCGGAATGAGTCGCGAATATATACGACAGATGAAAGAATACATAGCCGCGGACTTATTGCGTTACATATCTCGCAATTATCCTTCTATTAATCTTGTATGGCTAATAACAGGAGATGGTGAAATGAAAAATGAATCTTCAACTCAAGATGTGTCTTTGCTTATAAAGATGTTGAATGAAGAGAGAGAGAAAAACCAAGCTCTACAGAATCAGATCAATGAGCTTGAAGCCAAATTAAAAGAAATTAAAGCCTGATAGCAACTATTAATCAGTTATTATCAGGTTTTTAAATCACCAGAAACGGGACAAATACGGGACAAAATGCCCTTAAATATACAATATATAAAGCAAAATAGTAATTGATAATCAAATAGATACATCGCTGAACCTACAATAATAGAATCCAGTCACCCCGACTGTTGAAAATGAAGGAGTTAAGTGATAAACTTAGCTTCTTTTTCTTTTATATACTGACGGATTACTGACGGTTGAGGTAGAAAACAAATGCTATCAAACATAAAATTATAACTAAAAACGAATTGTTTTTAATTATACTTGCCTGCTATATTTAACCTTTAGAGATTATATAAAATGATAATTTACTTATGGAGGTTCTACTTTATACGCAGAAAATATAAATATAGACAGAAATCTATTTGCGAACTTAATTTAATGTATATTTGGGATCTAAATATTCAAACTAATCTTAAAGAAAATATTAAACACATTATATCTTAATTTATGGTACAGGCCTATTTCTCAAATATAAAAAATATAATTCTTAATGAGATACATAACTCAAAAAAAGATATATCAATAGCTGTTGCATGGTTTACTCAGCAAGATTTATTTAATGCAATTATCGAAGCCTTGGAAAGAGGTGTAAGCATTTCGATTATTCTTATTAATGATATTATTAATCGCAACAAACATGGCCTTGATTTTTCATTATACCTCCAAAAAGGAGGAAAATTATGTTTTGCAGACAGTCGAAAAACACTAATGCACAATAAATTCTGTTTATTTGACAATCATATTCTTATTACAGGTTCATATAATTGGACATATGCAGCAGAACAAAGAAATGCTGAAAATATAATAGTAACCGATGAAATAAATGTATGCCATGACTATACAAATTACTTTGTAAATCTTTGGAACGGACTAACAGAAGTTATAGAGTATTCTCACATCAACTTATCAGATATAGAAGTAAATGACTTCCTTCAAGAGTATGAGGAACTTGTAGCAGAATATCAAAGTATGAAGAACAGCAATATTATTACACCTGAATCGCTAAAAGCCGTTCATGATTTAAAAAATAATATAGCTATAACTAAATTGGCCACTATTGTATCACAAAATAAGCGTCATAATCCAACTTTAAAACAGAATATCGGAATGAGGTGTCGTATCAATAATATCGATAATAGAACATTAAACATTCTTAAACAAGGTCAAACTTTACCTTTTACTAATACTGTTAATACTTGTACTGCAGTCGATAATCAACAATGTGCTCTTTGTGAAATTTTATTGGGAAATTATGATGCAGCTAACAATAACAAGTCATTATTAAAAATCCAATTGGAAAACCTTCCAAAACTCCAAGCAGGTAAAGTAAAGTTTAAAACTAAAGTAACAATAGATACCAACGGATATATACATGTAGAGTATGTTTGCATCAATACTGGAATTGCAAAAGAAGCTGTATATATTTATCCCAATATGATTAATTATTAGGTATTTATACATCATCAAGAAAACTATTACAAATCTTATGTCTTGAATAGCGCTTTTATTTGCTCATCAAAAAATATCATAAACGAATAAATATTTGAATCCATAAAAAATAGAGGAGAGATTTAAAAAAACACCCCTCTATATACTAACTATTTCGACAGTTCTTCCGCTTCCTGTTGCAACAACCTTGCCTTTTCCAATTTTTCAGCCCTTACCCGTGTACGGTATTCAAAATCCTCCACCTCATTACGGATATTTCTGATGACAGTTTTATCTCTGTCACGATGGAATACCACTTCCAGCGTATCCAGTTCATTGCCCGATATGCCACCATACATTTTGATAAGGCGGTATTTCAAGTCATTGTCAGAGAGTTGCATATTCCGTTTAAACTGACAAGCATTGCCGACCAAAAGAAGCAGAATTATCCCAAACATGACAACCTGCCACAAGAATGGCCGTGAGGCTTCGAAGTCCAAAATATGCTTGTTAGTGTGATGAACTTCCAACTGCTGTATTCTCTGCAACTCGTTAGCGATGCGTTCCTGTTCCGAGAATATGTCCTTGTTAATGGCACACAGGTTGGAATACAGGTTGTGCATCTCCTTGACACGAACCTGTGTCAGTTCACGGAACTTCTCCCACTCATTTCTTCCGGCTGAAAGCTGGGACTTCATTTCAGCAATCTCTGCTTGAAGCCGTTGCAAATTGTCGGAAAGCAGGACAAGTTCCTCATTGTTTTCTTCTTCATCAGTTGTTTCAACCGAAGTTATATGTTCCTTGATTTCGGAACAAAGGTTATATACCGCATCCAGCGTGTGGACAAAATCATTGTTCTCCATTTCTTTCATTTTCGTATCTGTTTTTGAGTTATTACCAGTTTATCCTTCTCTTTTTCTTCTTTTTCAATTTCCGCTGAAAGGCTGATTCCGCATTTTCATCGATATAATTGGGGGTAGGGTTGAACAATCCACCCAATGCCCCGACAATGCTTTCTACTACATTGCTGCCTGAATTATAGGTATTCTCATACTGCATCACAGATTGGTTGCCGTTAGTTACCATTCCGATATTCTGTTGATATTGGTTATTGGTTTCTCCCAACATTCTGTCCAACTTGGAATAACTGAAACTCCTGTCAATGTCCGAAGCCTTGAACGTAAGGCCGTCTTTAGTAAATGACAAGCCCTGTATGACATTGCTTCTTCCTCTATACTTGAACTCCGTTTTTATTCCCTGCCTGGATAATTCCGATATGAACAGCTTCCAGCCATTGGATTTGCTTAACGAGTTCTTGACCGCATAGTAAATCTCATACTTCGTTTTATCATTTCCTTTCAGACGGTGAGTCCGTACCCTATCCTTTCCTTTACCAAAATAAAGTCCATACTTCTCTTTCAGTTCCTTGCAGACTTTGACATTCCGATAACAGTCGTTCTTGTCACTGATGGTGCGTCCGTTGTTATTCACTCGGTTGAAAACAATGTGAACATGCGGATGCTTCTGGTCATTATGCCGGGCAATGATATATTGGGTATCTCTGATTCTCATTTTCTGCATATACTCCTTTGCCAGACTTACCAGCATCTCATCCGTCATTCTCGGAGCGTCCTCAGGTGCATAGCTGAGCGAGATATGTCCCACAGGCTGACGGATATTCGGTTTCATCATCCGCTGAGCTTGAAAACAGTCCGTAATGGTCTGAATGCTGTCCGTCAACACTCCTTCGGCAGCCAGCAGTCTCGCTTCCGGCTTACCCAGTACATAATTGACACATCCTTTGAATCCCGCTCCCTTACTTATTTTTCCAATCATCGGACAACTGTTTAATGATTTGTACTATCTTTTTCTTCAACAGCATAAGTTCTGTTGCTACGCCAGCAAATCCTCCGGCATTGGCTTTATGGGCAAGCTGGTTGATGTTATTGGCTTCTCCGGCAAGTTTCCGCAACACGTCCGCATCCGCCTTGCTGATGCGCTGTACTACTTTACCCGTAAGCAATACGGAGTGGACGAACCTACTGAGTGAAACTCCTGCATCTTTCCTGCGTTTCTCTACTGCTTGGTACTCAATATCTGTAAATCTTGCGCTGACCACACGCACCTTGTTGCGCCTGGTCTGCCGTGATTGTTGTTTATCTTTTTCCATTCTGAAATTCCTTTTGGACTGCAACCAACGGGAGCAGGTTGTCTTTGCCTTCCGGCAAAGCAAGGGCGGAAATGTATACATTTCCATTACCTTGCTTCCTTAGCCTGCACATATTCCGTTGCTACAGCAATGTTACTTGATTAATACTACAGACTCCTACCTTTCAACTTCTTGGGCACTGATGTTTGTATGAATTTCTTTTCTCGAAGAGGATTCCGTTTACACAAGTACTCATTCAAATCCTTGCATCCACTATATAGATGTGATGCGTCACGGATATTGATGGTACTACCATACTCTTTTCGGATTTGCAGAATGGCTTCTATCCCTGCACGGTCGTTATCAAAAAAGCAATGAATGCGCTGATAATTTCCCAACGGATAAAGAGCCTTGGAAACATTCGATACAGAATTCAGTACCATATAGTCTTGTTTGTCAAATTCCGGATATTGGGAACAACTGTCCAATCTCAATGTCAAGAAAGAAAGATAATCCATAAATCCTTCAAAGACATAGCAGACTTCATTCTGCCTGTTCGTATGCCGAATATGACTGATGTCCTTGGGAGCAATACACCCCTTGAAATACTTATTCCGTATTTCATACCCTCCACGCACATTAGGGAACCCAACTGCATAATAATGCTTACCGTTGTTCTCAAAATGCACTTCACAACATTCTCTTTTCGCAAGTTCTGTATTAATACCCCTTTCACGCAGATAGGAAAGCAAAACTGGTGATTCCAAAGGTTTCACTTCCATACGTTGAAAACTCGGCTCTGTAGGAGACTGCTTTTGAAAAGAAAAGGAAACGGGACAAATATGCGGAGCCTGTTCCTCAATCTGACGCAAAAGGTAAGGTACACTTTCGGAACAATACAGTACCGAAGCCAAGGTAAGTATATTACCTCCCTTACCCAGCCCGAAATCATACCATTTATTGATTTCGGTATTCACCTTAAACGATGCGTCTGTTTCCTCTCTAAATGGTGATTTATACCAAAGGTTCATTCCCTGTCGTTTGACTGGATTATACCCCAAACTATGCAGATAATCTTCCAGTTTAATATTCTTTGCTTCTTCTATTGTCATTTTCTTATGAATTTGAATGTGAATGAAATGTGTTGATTTGTTGAGCGACGAACTTATCTTACTGAAAAACAACAGAATGACACTTCAACATCAACTCAACAAAGACCGATGAGAAAAAGAAATAACTACTTCTCTTTTCAACAGCATATTTAAGAAGTTGAGTGTTTGTTGAGAATATTATTCTCTTATACTCAGCAAGTTGGTATTATCCTTCAACAATTCAACAAAAAATTTAGAATTCATCCAGTTGTTTTCTGGTAATGGTGTAATAGCGTCCTACCCGTCTGATTGGTTCAAATCTCCTTTCTTTGTTACAGGCAAACAGATAAGTGGTATAAGTCAATCCGTTCGGAGCTGGAGCCAGTTTCCAATCCTCGGTCACAATTTTCCTTAACCAATGCTTGTCAATTCTGACTTGGGAAAGATTCAGCAGGATAAGCAAGTCATTCAGACAAAAAGAAAAACTGTCTATTTCCATACACTCCATGATTTCCTTTATCAGCTCTGCAGCTTCCACCTCGTATTTACTTTTGTTGCAGCGTATGATTTTTAATAAAGCCGCTGTTTCCGTCTGTTTCGGTGAAAACCACATACGGCTCACATTTTGAGTGGTCAGTGACCGATGTTGCAAAAAGTAAAGGAATGCCGGAATCTCCTCAATCAGTTTCTGTAAGAAGTGTGTATCGTCATTTTCCAGATGATGAATCTTCCTTACCCAATACCGTGTTTCTCCCGGGTCGATAATTACAGGAAGTCTTTCGTTATTTGAACAAAGCACAAACTTGGCAAAGAAGGCAATCTCATCACGGTCTTTACCTTTTGCTTCCACTTTATAGGATAAAGTTGTACTCAGATTTTTCAACCGTTCCGAATCCTCCCTGCGGTTCAGCAATACCTCATCCACTACAATGATGAGTTTCCCTGCCCAATCCGAATTGAACTGACTGCGGAAATCTTCATTCGTATTAAAGGTTACATTATTGCGGAACATTGCTTTCAGAAAGTTCAGAAACGTACTCTTTCCCGTATTGCGTTCTTCCGATACCAATAATAAAATCGGCAATTTCTGAATAGGATGCAAATAAAGGAGTTGCAAATAATCTACCCCCAATTCGTATTGCTCACCGAAAATATGGTGCAACAAAGCCTGAATATGAGAGAAATCTCCTTCTTTTGGCTGGTGCCCTATTGGTTCATACAGATTCAGAAAATTATCAATCACTTGACGGTAGTTCACATGATCAGGTACAGTACAAAAGCCGTCATACTTTGGGACATTTGCCAGATAATCTTTACCATAATCCTGACGAAGTGTTTCATTGTTCCAGACTATACGCTTTTTTACGTAACCACCATTCAGACGAGGCTGGTTCACTATCTTGTATAGTGTCGTACCAACCCGGACAAATGGGCTTTCATTCCTCAATGTTTCATCCGTACTCATACCTTAGCGTTTACGTTTAAAACATTTCTGAATATTGGTCGCTGAATCACAACCTTCACTGCTGTTAGAAACCAATTGCTTGTGTGCCCATTCAATAAGAGCCTTCCGAGAAAAAACAAGTTTGTTTCCATACTTCATAAAGGGTATCTGTTCCTGCGAAGTCATTTTGTATAATTTCGCTTTTGAAGTCGGAAAGCCGTTATCCTCCAGCACTTTCAAGGCATTGGGCATACTTAACGTATCAGGTAAATCGGAACTGGATATTGCTTGTTGATTTCCTGAAAAGAATTTTGAAACCGCATTGAATACAGCTTCTTGAATCTGCTCCTCTGTTGCGACAATGATATTTGCCATAATCAAACATTTTAGGGGTTAAACAATAAGCTGTCGTCACAGCTATCTCAACGTTGATATGGCAAAGGAAATATAAAAATAAGAGCTTATAAAACAGGATAATACCTATATCAGCTATGCCAACAGCGGACATTTGATGTCATTTGAAGACATTTGCCAGACAGCATTTCAAGGCTTGGCAACAAATGGCTCGAATTGGCACTAATTGGCACAGTTAATATAGATGATAAAAGAAAATGTGATTTTATTGTTTTTGTTTGCGAAGCTGGTCAATTACCTCGTCTATATCGAAGAATTCCAGATTGGTGAATGATTTCTTGCTGGGCTTTATCAGACCGTCCTTTATCCATTTATTGACGGATGCTTGGGTTGTCTTCATCCATTTGGCTAAATGAACATTTGTAATCAGGTAACATCCGTTTAATTGCGTAACAGTATGTTTATTTGCTGAAAAGCTACGCTGTAAACGGTCTATCAACATATCAATATCTTTTTTCATTAGTGTCCAATAAAAATGGACTAGTTAAAAAATTAATCAAATAGTCCTTCAA